ACAGCGCCATCACGGTTAACAAGTGTTGCTTTCATCTGACGGGCTAGACCCATGTCAGGATTAAACTCTTCAGGCCAGTAGTACATAGATGGCTCAATGCGCTCACCTTTGTGTACACCTCGTTGGTATGCTTTCTGATTAACACGGTTCTTGATGCTATCCAACAAACGGTCATCACGACGTGAGCGGATAGTACCAAGGTAACCATCTGGGTATTCTGCAGATGGAACTCTTCCGACACCAATACGGAGTGAATCCATAGTGTCACGGGCTACAGGAGTACCTGCACCACCTTGGTTGTTATAACCGTTAAGGCCACCGCCTCCTAGGGATTGCCAGTTTTGAGAAGCAGAGAAGTTGTGATTATTTCCAGCCATAATTACTTTTTCCTGGGAAAGGCTGTATCAAAGGCTTCTAATGCTGCAGATTTTTCTTGCATCTTTGCGCCTTTGCTCATCTTTTTACGACGAGCACTCTCTGCGTTTTGAGTTTTTAAATAACCAAGAGTCATCTCTGCTGCTGGATTTGGAGTTTTTGTTCCAAATTTATCTTCTGTATTTGTAGGTAGTGTTCTACCTGATCCTGCTGCATAGACTGAAAGTTGTTTTTGATCAATACCACGAGATAGACCCTCTTCTAATGACTTGCGAGAGGCTCGTCCACCAATACGATCAGACACATCTAAGTATGTTTTTTTACTTTCTTCGTCTTGCCAAATTCCTTGATGTACATTTTCACTCTCTGTTGGTGTTGCTGCACGAGCACTCATCCAACCAGTAGGTACAACCTTTTCAGCAACACCCTTGATGTCACTTAGATGTTGTCGCACTGTGTGGGTATCTGCTAAACCGCCGACTGTCTCTTGACTTCCGCCCATATGTACAGGAACTCGTGGGTCACGAGATACATAGTACCCAGCACCCTTACCTTGCTTGCCCGTTGCAAGTTCACGAGATCCACCTAGTAGGTGTGAAAATTGAGAGTCACTTAAGACAGGACGGTTATCGCTCACTGATTTCTACCTGCACCTTTGTCTGACTGAGGAAGAGTAGTAGGTGAGGCAGTATCGTCCCAATTAAAAGTTGTTCCTCTTGTTTTTGCGGAGTATGCCTGAGGCCCACCCTTGCCAAGAGAACTATTGCGCCATGCAGTTGACTGTGCAGCACTACCAGTTGTTGCCTTACTTAATGACAGGGGAGGTGTCATGTCTGGTTGTACGGCTTGAAACTGACTCGATGATATTGAGCCGCTCATATTAGTAAGTGCTATCTACGCCGTTATTAAAGTTAGGTGCTTGTCGTCCCATAACTGAAGGGATGATTCGTGCATTCGCCATTGTTGCGCCTGCTTCAATATTGATTGGTGCAGGCATCTTTGCAGTAATGCGGTGCTGTGCACCTTTGTACTCAACGTTTTGACGGTTTGCTTTGTTCATGATTGTTGGATCGCCAGCCTGTGTGTTCTTCTTAGGCATTAACTTTCCAGCAACTGGTGTTGCACTTGGTGCAGTAAAGCCACCTGCTGCGCTACCCATGTAGGCACGTGCTCCTGTTGCCACAATTTGCTCTGGTGTTAGGTTGTTTTTCATTCTCTTACCTACCGATTCATGATGGTTTGAAGGTGCGCCCATGCGACGACGCATTGCGTGACCCATATCTGTCCAATTTGCCATGTTGACTCCTTAGTCTTGTTCTAAGGATAAGCCTGTTTTAGTTGGCTGTAATGGCAAAAACAATTGCAGAGATCTCACCGTCACGAGACTCGATAGTGGTAAATCCTGGAATACAAGATAAATCCATACCTCGTGGGGCTACATAGCCTCTGGCGATTGCAATTGCTTTGACTGCTTGGTTTACCGCTCCTGCACCAACGGCACGAAGTTTTACTTCTTTTTTGTCGTAGATTGCGTGAGCAATTGCTGATGCAACGCTCTGAGGGTTAGAAGAGGCGCTGACACGTAGGAACGGTTCTTCAGCAGAAATATGCGATGTTGATTCTGTCACAGTTATTAGTCCTTTGGTTCGATGTGGTGTGCCGCTCCTAGACTAAATGGTAGGGCTAAATCCGTGGTTGGTCTCTGTATTTAGGATCTTCAATTTGTTTGGCTACTGCTTCCTCAATTTTATCAATCGCAGTTTTTCCAGCAAGCCTTCCTAAAGCGTAGGCGTCTGCAGCGTTATCATCATTGAACTCTATGCCCCAACGTTTGTAGATTTGCATCAACATCTCTTGTTTTTTGGCGTTTCCTTTACCTGCTGCATACTTTTTGAGTGTCATTGGTGGAATCTTTAATGGATATCGACAATTTTCATCTTCACCAAAGTAATCATAGATTGCCATCTTTACTACGGCAGCCAACTCACCTAAGACAAGGGCTGAGTGGCTTGCAAGGACTGAACCCTCCATAGCAATATCTATGATGCCGTGATCTTCTGACACATAGTCAAAGGTGTCTATCAACCACTGACGAATATCTGCTAGTCGTTCAATACCAAAGTACGGTGACTTGTATACCCAGGTGATGTGTTTCTCTGGCTCTGCAATACTTACTGCAGACAGAGCAAACCCCGTTAACGATTGGTCAATACCAATCGCAACGAGGGCTTGGTCTGTTGTTAAACCGCCATCAAAGAGTTTTGTTGGCACGGAGTTTTCTTTCTTCTATGACCATCTCAATGGTCCCAAGATAACCTGCCCCGTCTGTCAAGTTATCCCTCTTGTGCATGTACGTCTCTCGTGCAATCTTTACCCATGCCATTGCTAATCCCACTTGTTCTTCAGTAATATCAATACCGAAAATAACTTCCCAACCCTTTTTAATTCGGTTGAAGTTATCAAGTGGGTGGTCATAAGTATAGTTACGATCCCCATTTATCAACTCATCTGCTTCTTGCAGAATGCTTTTATGGGAGTCGGACATACTTTCCTGTCTGAAATTCGTTCTTGGCGTCAATGGTTGTTGCCATTAATGCGTTGAATGTTTCGTCAAAGGTTGCTTTTCTATTCAGTAACCACCATCCAGCAAATGCTGCAGTTGCTCCTGAAGTACCAGCAGTGAACTTAGTTGTTCCATTTAACTGCATCGCATTCCAACGACCATTTAAAAAGAAATCAGTCTGTCCCTGTGCGCCGTTGCTATAACGTGCAATGTAAGGAGCAGCCTTTGGATCGTACTCATTAGGTTGTGAACCTGACCATGGATTATCTGTTGCACCAACAGAGACTGCGTCAGGTAGACATGCTGGTGAGAACACGTCTTTGCGATTGCCGTTGTTACCTACTGCAGTGATCAGTGGAACATTTGCTGCTTTAAGTGTTGCAATATTTGCAGCCATTCCTTCTGGGACTTTACACCCTGGGAATACTGCGCCTTGTGCAAGGCTAACAACTGCAATGTTGTGCTTGATTCTATTAGCAACAACCCAGTTGAGTGCACTCTGCACATCTTCCATTGAGTAGAAGCCAGGAACACCTGATGGAGAGATTCCTACGATACGAATAGGAATAACCTTTGCTGTTGGATTAAAGCGAAGAACCAAGGAGACCATCTGAGTTCCATGGTTAAGGGCCTTGTCTTTTGTTACTGGAATATTGGCAGCGCCAGTTCCTTCCATCATCATCTTTCCATTAGGACATCTATAAGAAGTTACTAAGCAAACTTCATAAGCAATGCTGTCCTTGAATAGAGATGTGTTAGTGCCAGTGTCAATTACGACAACTGTTGGTGGTACCTCTGCATGTACTGGAACAACTCCTAGTAGCGTTACAGATATAAGTAGTGTTATTAACCGTTTCATGTTCCGTATTTATCCTTTCGTCCCGTTCTTACGTCGTTTGTTCGACGAGTGATTTCTCGTGATACCAGCGCCACATCACGCTCGAAGTTGTTGTACACAACCTCTAACATCTTGCGGTACGCATAGGCATTCATATAGCGTTCCTCGATCTCCATGAAGTCTGGATCAGCCATCACCTGAGCCTTCATCATGGTTACCCTTTCACCTTTAATCTTACTGGTGTCTTTCATGATGAGCAACTTTGCTTCAAGCATGTCTCGGCGCTTCTCCAGCACCTTCTCGTCTACCTGTGATGCGGCTAACTGTCCCGCTACGAAGTTAGACCAGGCCGTCAAGCGTGTGAAGAGGGCGCTGAGTTCATCACTCTCAAGCAGGGAGATGTCTTTGGGCATAGGTGGCTGCTTGTCCTGCTCAGGCCACAGGTTGATATTCTGCGCCTTCATCTTATCCACAGCCTGCTTTGATCCATCACCTAGATTTATCATTAATCCTCAATCTGATTGCACTGCTTGCAACCGTCTTCACTCACATTACACTCAGGCATTACTCCAGCCTCGACTGCCTTAATAATCTTTTCTGCTTTAAAGAAGATTCTATCTACAACTTCATAGTCAGCCTTGATAGTAAATTCCTTGTACGCCTGATTAGATTTTAATTCATACAAAAACACAATTTCCTTTGGCGCAATATCTCCAAACATACGACGAGCCAACTCTAAATACATCTGTCCCTGTAACAAGTGACCTCTGAATGGACGACGAATGTTTTTCCATGCCTTGTTCAAGTCACCATCTGCATCGTAGAGAAGATCAGGTGCCTCAAAGCGTAAAGTACCTTCACCAATTGATTTGATCTCAATGAGAAAGTCATCACCCAGGTTCTTTACCCAGCCATCGGTGTGTCCTGCAATACGTAACTCTGGATCGAGAACCTTGACTTCGTCATACTTTAAAGTCTTACACTCGCAGTGCTGACACTTCTCAGGAGATAGTCCAGAGGTAATGCCGTTGCAGTTTATGCACTTAAAGTCTCCCCACAGATTACCCATCTCATAGATGCGGTTCTGCCACTTCTCATGGATGAAGTGACCCTCATCAAAGATGTTCTGCAATGTTAG